GGTCTTAAAATAGACGAGATCGCTACGACGTGGAACTATTCGGCTACCGGCGATCTACACAATCATTACAACGCAGAGATTACCAACGTCGTATTGCCCGATGTCAAGAAGTTAAAAGATTCGGGCATCGAATTCAAGTTCAGACTCGTAGACATCTCGACGTTCTGCATCGACCTGTTCGATGTATGGGATAAAGAATACGAATACAACGTCAACTTTCATATCAGTCCTAACAACCCTGCTAAACACCTGTTCAGATACAAGATAGCAGACTATAAGAACATGATCGAAGCAGGTAAGAAGCTGTGTTTCGTATGGGGCAAAGAGAAGCCAATCGTACGATACGAGAACGGTAAACACTATGCTCAGTTCACTGACAGTATCGATAACACTGTGGGTCCATACGTACAGCGCAACTACTATCGTGGATGGTACGATGAGCTGTTCTATTGGACACCCGATTATCCGTCTCTTGCGATTAAGCAGGCACACGTGTTGAAGAACTACGTGAACGCATGTAACGACATCACACAGTTCGAACCGTACAACGCTAAGAAGTTTCAGATAGGCGGGTACTCACGTAAGTTCGATGGCTATCTCAAGGATGCATACGTGAAAACAGCTTTATATCCTCGATGGTCCAACGACATCTTCTGTAACGGCAAAGCGAGCTCGTTCGTCTACTCGTTGAGAGACGACTGGTTCTTAAACGGCAACGTCGACACGCGTAGTAAATATATGCAGATGGTAGACTCTATCTTCAATAACATCGATCATGATGCAAATGAAGGACGCCGCAACATAATCCCTCATTACAGTCCTCAATATTGGTTAGAATGACATACGTAGAGACTCAACTCAGAACTATCGCGAAGATCATTACGTGGCGTGTGTTGCTGACCGTCATGAACTTCACATACACATACGTCTACACCGGTGATTGGAGAGCTGGACTCGCTGTAGCGGGCATGGCTGCGATCGTCAACACGATCATCTATTGGGGTCACGAGCGTGGATGGAATCTCATACCGTGGGGCAAAGAGAGTGTTCAATAGAGATACGTTCTGTACGATGCCTTGGTCTTCTATCTTGATACTGCCTAGTGGCGACTTCAAGATATGTTGCTTCAGCGGTCATACAGTCAACAACGTCAACACACACGGCGTCGCTGTAGATGATGACGGCAACGTGATGAATGTACTGACGCATGACATCATGGACGCTATGAACAGTAAGTGGCACAGAGAAGTAAGACTCGCACAGTCTAGGGGTGAACGACACGAGATGTGCAGGGTGTGTTGGGATAGAGACGACGCAGCTAAAACACAGGGTGAGATCTCGACGTCTCTTCGCGTCGTACGATCGTACTATCAGAGTGAATGGGGTAGAGACAACAAACCAGACAGACAGGGCGGACACCCTATGGTCGGTGCTGTTGGTTATGAAAACGCCGATGAGTCGATGGATGTCGACGGTCGTATAGTGACGATGCCCATATCGTTAGACATTCGATTCAGCAACCTGTGTAACTCTAAGTGCATTATGTGTGATCCGCTCTACAGCAGTCTGTGGTACGAGGATCAGATACTGGTAAACAAAAAACGACACTTCGATGTGGGTACTAAACGCTACAACATCGAGAAAGTCGTGGGTGTCAACAGGTCTACGTATCGCGATGATATGCCTGACTGGAACGACGACCCGAGATGGTGGGCTCAGTTCGATAAGATGGCTCCACACCTGAGACACATCTATATTACGGGAGGCGAACCGTTCGTGCAACCCGTACACGACGTATTCATACAGAAGCTCGTAGATCGTGGGTATGCCAAAGACATCGTCATCGAGTACGATACGAACCTGACGGTGTTGAATCCGAAGATCCTCAACATGCTGAAAGAGTTTAAGGACATCATCATACGCGTGTCTCTCGACGGCGTGGGTGAGCAGTACAACCTCATTCGATTCCCTGCTAAGTTTGATCGTGTAGTCTCTAATATCGAGATGCTAGAGGCATACGGGCTGAAAGACAAGATCGTCAACATCACGTGTTGTATCGGCATCTATTCCATATTCTCTCCTATCGAACACGATAAGTTCTTTAGACCGCGTGGCTATACCAACTTTGTCAATCGTCTGCTCAGATCACCATCACAGGTCGACATCAGGAACTTGCCTCGTTCGATCAAGGAAAAGGTGATCCAGATATACGAAGATTCGGGCATATCGGGTTACGATTCGAAGCACGTAGTGGGTTATCTCAAGAACAATCTCGATACGTATACAGACGACGAGTGTAGACCGTTGATGGCTCAGTTCATCAACTACATGAACAGTCTCGATCGCGTGAGAGGTACCGACTGGACTAAGACGTTCCCGGAGGTATATAAGCTCATCGAAGATTTCTATAGCGGTGTACAATGACTCCTGCTGTGGTATAATAGAGTATGAATAGGAGATTATATGATCAGTGCAATGACTGCTGCCAATACGTTCAACGAAGAGATCGAGAAGCTGCGTAGGGCTAAGAACCTCGAGTACATCGATGCCGTGATCTATTGGTGCGAGAAGAACAACCTAGAGATCGAGTTCGCAGCCACTCTGATCAAGAAGGATCCCGTCTTTCGGGCAAAGATACAGGTCGAGGGCGAGAACCTCAACTTTCTGAAGCGTGGGGCAAGATTACCTATATAGACATGTGCAGTCTAACGAGGGTGGCTCATGTATCTGAAGAGCAAGGGAAAGCCGACTAAGATACCTCTAAAGCTTTGTAAGAAAGCTGTCAAACACTACGCACAACGCCTGTTAGGCCCGAGACTGTATCATCTCATAGAGTTAGAGATTCATTTCACCAGCGAGGACGTGGACAGAGACGTGTACGCGTACTGTGACTGGAACGACTCTAACATCAGAGCGAGAGACTTCACTATAACTATTAGACCAGACTTGAACAAGAAGCAGATGTTGTTGGCTTTGGCACACGAGATGGTGCATGTTAAGCAGTATGCTAAGGGAGAGTTGAGGGACTACGTGCGCACTAACAAGTGTAAGTGGCGTGACGAGGTGTACGACGATCGTGTGGATTACTGGGATACTCCGTGGGAGATCGAGGCGCACGGGCGTGAGAAGGGTCTATACGTAGGTTTCATCAAGAGCGAGAGAAGAAATGGGTAAAACTGTGAGTGTGTTTGTCGAGACAGACGTAGACGTCGACCTAGACGAATTCTATGTGGGCGATCTCATAGACTATATTCGTAGTAAGGGATATACGGTGACGAAGGGCGATGGTCCGTACAATAAAGACTTCGATATCGACAGAGAGGTGTGGAGTCTGTATCAGACGTTCTTGACGGACAACGGCGAGGGTAACAAGATGGACAGAGAGCTGCGTAAGTTCTTTGCGGGGTACTACAATAAAGTCAGTATATGAGCATGTCGGCATTTGAGGCGTATAGAGAGTATGTTGCGCTCAAGCAGCATTTTACTAAAGCGGAGTACGACTACTTCAAGTTCAAGGGTAAGTTGAAGTCTGTGTCGCCCGCGTCGTTCGATAAGCGTAACGACAAGTTGTTTTTTCAGAAGCTAGCGAAGCATGATGATCCTCAGGGTCTGATCGTGTCTAATCTGTTACGAGACAAGAGGTTATGGATCAGGGACATCGCGTACAGCGAGGTTGCCGAGAAGACGTATCGTGACTGGTTGAAGAAGCAGCAGTCGTTGATGTACGTGTTTAAGCAGGAGTTAATGGCGTTGGATTCGAACTTCGATTCGAACTTCAGGGTCGTGGGTAATCATCCGGGTCTGATGAGGTTGTATCTAGGAAAGAAGATCAGTCTCGAGACGCTGGTGATACTGGTGGATCTGGTAGGGTGTATGTCTTACTGGGCTCGTCAGTTACAGTATGATCCCGTTGCGGAGGAGGTGTTGGATACTATGAAGAAGTATCGACCGTTCTTACGATACGATCGGGAGAGGGCGAAGAGTGTTGTACTTGATGCCTTTGGTGTGGTATGATATATAGTATGCCGGTAATGAGGCCGGGTATACGACTAATACGAAGAATACTAACAATACGGAGAATACGATGGTAGATTTTAACAAGCTGAAGCAGATGAGTGGCAGTGCGGCTCTTAGTAAGTTGACGGCTGAGGTTAACAAGATGAACGGTGGCGGAGAGAAGTCCGTCGATGACCGTGAGTGGCGTCCGGGTGTGGACAAGGCTGGCAACGGGTATGCAGTGATTCGTTTCCTTCCGCCGCCTCCTAACGAGGACATGCCGTTCGTGAGGGTGTTCTCTCATGGCTTCAAGGGTCCGACTGGATCTTGGTACATCGAGAACTCGTTGACGACTATCGGTCAGCAGGATCCGGTGGGCGAGTACAACTCACAGCTCTGGAACTCTGGCCTCGAGTCAGACAAGGAGATCGCGAGAGCGCAGAAGCGTAGGCTTACATATATCTCTAACGTGTACGTGATCACCGATCAGATGAACCCCGAGAACGAGGGCAAAGTCTTTCTGTTCAAGTACGGCAAGAAGATCTTCGATAAGCTGAACGATGCTATGAACCCTACTTTCCCGGGAGACCAGCCGATCAATCCCTTCGACTTCTGGGCGGGTGCTAACTTCAAGCTGAAGATCAGAAACGTAGAGGGATATCGCAACTACGACAAGTCCGAACTCGATTCACCCTTGCCGCTCTCTAACGACGACGACAAGCTAGAAGCTATCTGGAAACAGGAATACTCTCTACAAGAATTCCTCGCACCCTCTAACTTCAAGTCATACGCCGAACTGAAAGAGAAGCTGAACAGAGTCCTTGGTCTAGACGACTCCACTGTAGGCAAGACTCCAGCAGCAGCGAGAGCCACAGCTACACCAAAAGACTACGAAGACTCATGGAAACAGGAATCTGCCCCAGCATTCAAGCAGGCAGCCTCTCCGACTCCAGCATCAGTAGATACGGACGAGGACGACGAGTCACTCGAGTTTTTCAAGAAGTTGGCCGGTTAGGCCAACAGAAG